CAACAATTACTCAATACACTGACACCGATGCAGATGCTAGAATAACTCTTCAAAAGGGTGCAAATAATGGGATTTGCGAACTTGATGCAAATGGTCTTGTACCAACCAATCATTTGCCACCTTTAGCAATAACTGATGTTCATGTGGTCGCTGATGCAGCCGCTAGACTTGCTTTAGTTGCTCAAGAGGGTGATGTTGCTATACAAACGGACGATTCATCATCTTGGATTTATGATGGCAGTGCATGGGTTGCCTTTGGTGTGAGTGGTGCTGTTGTTTCCGTTAATGGTCAAACAGGTACAGTTTCACTTGATACCGATGATGTTTCAGAAGGATCAACAAATAAATATTTCACCGATACACTAGCAAGAACGGCGGCCGTTGTTAATAGCACATCAGGCACAGAAACCGATCAAGCTCCATCAGTAGCGGCGATGAAAAGCTATGTATCAGCCAATGCGGGGGCGGTCAACTCAGTCAATTCAGTTTCTCCAGTTGCTGGCAATGTTACATTAACAACAGACAATTTAACTGAAGGATCAACCAACCTTTATTATACGAATACAAGATTTGATAATAGGCTTGCAACAAAAACAACTGATAATTTAAGCGAAGGATCAACCAACCTTTATTATACAAGCACAAGAGTTAATTCAGCATTTGATACAAGATTGGCAACGAAGACAACCGATAACTTAACTGAAGGAACAACTAATAAATATTTCTCAGATACACTTGCGAGAAATGCTTTTAGTGCTGGAACAGGGATCACAATCACAAGCGGTCAAATCGCAACAACTATCACTCAGTATACTGATGTACTAGCTAAATCAGCATCTGTTGTAAATAGTATGGTTGGCACTGAAACTGATCAAGCTCCTTCAGTTTCATCAGTCAAAGCTTACTACACAGCGGGAACTGGGATCAGTATTGTTGGCGGTCAAATATCAGCAACAGGCACAAGTGCATCAAGGCCAACATATAGCACTGAATCATCATTCCCTTTAAATCTTGGTAGCGTTGATTATACAGGCGTTATCAAAAGAAAATACTATATCAGCAATGGAGCATCAGCGGTAACCATCAACTTGCCAGCAGTAGCATCAAATGATGGCTTAGAGCTTGTTTTCAAGTTACTTGGAACAGGCACAGCAACACTTGACGCCAATGCAAGCGAGACAATTGATGGAGCTTTAACTTTTGCGTTGTCTTTGCAAAATTCATCAGTCACTCTTACAGCAACTTCAGCGGGTTGGAGGATTGAATGAGTTATAATATCGCTAGAAATGTAAATCCACAACTTGCGATCTGTTCTTTTTCATCTGCATCAGCGGGCAATGTTGCATTTTCATTTGTTAATGGTGATTTTACTCCATCCATAGCAAGCGATGTAATCACACTAGAAGCAGGCTTTGAATATTTCGTAGTGAGTACTCCAACGGTAAGCACGACAACCACCTATAAACACATTATTGATGGAGTTGATCAAACATCCTACACAGTCACAGCCACATCAACTACATCAGGACTTGATGAGAATACATCATCAATTCAAGCTGATGCATCAGTCGCTTTTTCTCTCTATGCAGATCAAGCCGTTACTAGCAATTCAAGACTTCAATTGTGGAGGTTTCCTTTATGAGCTATGATCCATCACAAGCACAAGGCGCAAGGGCGGTGCAAATTGACATAAACGGGGGGGTTACTCTTAGCGATGACATCACAGTCAGCACAAGCACAAGCTTTGCGTCAAGAAACAAATATTTTATTGAGTCAAGACTAATGGCAACGGTAACGGGTGGAAGTGGTTTGATTTTATATTATAATTGGACTGGCTTTCAATGGGCGGGTGCAACTATAAGAGGGAACTCAGTGACAGGAACTTTAACCATGACTGATGATCTTTGGATTGCCTCAAATACACCTGGTACAACAATTTCAGCTCAATCCTCAACAACGGGATCAGGGTCTTTTTCAGTTGCAAACTCGTCTTTTATCAGTGCATATTGGAGGATTCAATGAGCTATTTTTCAACTGAAAAAAAAATAAATATGGCTATTTCAGCTATTCACACTCAAGGGATTCAAACGATTACAGGCTCTTATGAAGATGTTAACATTTTTATTCCTAGCGCAGTACCTACCACCGTTCAAATTGCATCATCCATTGGATATCCAACGGTAACAACAGCCGCATCACCGTCTACGATTACGCTTGAAGCTGGTTGGAAGTATTTGATTGAACTAAAAATGAAAGTTACTGATACATCTCCATCAGCGGGCGAAAATGTTCAATATATTGCGACAGATACATCAAACAATCAAATTTCATCAACTGGATCAATAGCCATCTATCGAGATTCAGCTTATGCCTATGCTCAAGAAAAATGCATATTTTATGCTGATTCATCATCAGCATCAACTATCTTTAAAATCCGAGTGATTAAGATTGGGGGCGGGGCTAGCGGGGGTTTGAATGTATCGCAAGATGCAGGTAACACTAATTTTAGATGCCACATCCTTATCAAGGCTTGGAGATAACATGCAAGTAACAAAAAATTTTAAATTGTCTGAACTCGAATTTTCAGATGCAATTCCTCCTGAACTAGTAGCCAACGCCGTTGAGCTTTTGCAAAATCTTCAAATCATCAGAGATCATTTTCAGAAGCCTATTATCATCATAAGCGGTTATCGTTCACCTGCTAGAAATGCTCAAGTTGGAGGTGCTGATAAATCCCAACATTTGCATGCAAAGGCGGCTGATATCAAGATCGCTGGTGTGCCAACTGAAGAGATCTACAATCGAATTGAGAAACTCATTGCTCAAGGCAAGATCAAAGAGGGCGGTCTTGGTAAATATCTAGATTCCAATTTTGTGCATTATGATATCAGAGGCACAAGAGCAAGATGGCAAGGGTGACAACATGAACTCAGATATGATCTCAATCAGTGCATTGACAGCCGTTATCACCGCTCTATTGCCTGCTTTAAGAGCTTTCTCATCATACGATAAAAGGATCGCCTTGCTCGAACATCAAACAATGTCTTTGCTAGTCAAGCAAGAAAAGACAGATGCTGAGTTGGATATGATCAACAAGACTCTCAATCAGCACACAGTTATTCTTGAAAGAATAGAAACCAATGTTGATTTTTTGAAAAATAAATAAGAATTGTGTTTTAATGATCATCCCTTTCACATGGAGACGATCATGGCACAAAATGAAATCTTAGGAAAAGTTGCTTTTGCTACTCAATATTCTCACATCAAAAAAGATGGCAAGAGAGAAACTTATATAGATGCAATGACAAGAGTCAAGCAAATGCATCAAGAGAAATTCCCAAATCTATGGACACAAATTGAGGCAATCTTTCAAGGCTTTGTCTTTCCAGGTGTTGTGTTTCCATCTCAAAGATCAACTCAATTCGGTGGTATTGCTATTAAAAGAAACAATATGAGAATGTATAATTGCACCGCCTCGTATGTCGATCGTGTTCGCTTTTTTGCTGAAGGCTTTTGGCTTTTGATGAGCGGTTGTGGTGTTGGCTTTTCGGTACAAAAGCATCATGTTGACAAGTTGCCAAATCTCATCACAAAAGATCAGAGAGACAATCGCTTAAACTTGGTGCATGTCATTGAGGACTCAATCGAAGGTTGGGCTGAAGCAATTCATGTGCTCACTAAAAGTTATCTTCCATCAAATGAAGATGAAGCAAAACATTGCATCAGCTTTCATTATGATCAAGTAAGGCCTGAAGGTGCATCTATCTCCATTGGTGGTGTTGCACCTGGTCCAAAAGTGCTAGAGGTGGCTATTGAAAAGGTGAGATTTATTCTTGATCAAGCCGTCAATCAAGGTCAATCAAGACTCAAGCCAATTCAATGCTTTGATATGTTTATGCACATAAGCCACGCAGCACTTTTGAGCTCAAGACGAGCGGCTACAATTGCTCTCTTCTCTCCTGATGATGAAGAGATGATGACAGCCAAAACGGGCACATGGTGGCAAGACAACCCCCAACGAGCTTATGCAAATATATCAGCTCAAATCTTGCTAGATGGTTTTGAGAATAAATCTGTATTTACTGACATCATCGCCAATGCTCGCCAATATGGTGAACCAGGTTTCTTCTTTTGCTACGATAGAGAATTTTCTACAAATCCATGCGGCGAAATTGGTTTATATCCAACATTCAAAGACGATCAAGGCAATGTCTCAAGTGGTTGGGCGGTCTGTAACTTAAATGAAATTGTTGTTGCCAAAGTGAGAGATGCTGATCATCTTTTGCAAGCATGCAAAGCGGCGGCTTTCTTAGGTACACTTCAAGCAAGCTACACAAACACAGGCTATCTTGGAGAGACAACTAAAAAGATCATTGAGAGAGATGCTCTCTTAGGTGTCTCTATGACAGGCATCATGAGCAATCCAAACATGATCTTTGATGAGATGACTTTAAAGCAATGCTCGAAAGCGGTACATGATAAAAATGTTGAGATCGCAAAGTTGATCAATATCAATTCAGCTCTAAGATGTACCACCGTTAAACCATCAGGCAACAGCTCAACCGTTGCTGGCTGTTCAGCTGGTATTCATCCATACCATGCTAAAAAGTACATCAGAACGATGAGAATAAATAAGATCAATCCTATTTGGCAAGAGATACTAAATAAGATCCCTGAAGTTTGTGATGATCGAGATCCTCAAGTTGGCATCGTTTCTTTTGCTTGTGAAGCTCCTGAAGGTGCATTGCTTAGAAAAGATTTATCAGCATCTGATTTCTTGGATAAGGTTGAATTTATTCAGAGATATTGGGTCAAGACTACAACACAACTTAGAGAAAAAGATCAATATGGATTAAGTCATAATGTATCCAATACTTGCACCGTCAAAGATGATGAATGGGATGATCTTATAAATAAGATTTGGCGTCTTAGAGATAGTGTTAAAGGTATCTCTCTTTTATCCGATTATGGTGATCATGTTTATGAGAATGCACCTTATCAAACAGTTAGCGAAGATAATGAGCAAATACTTGAAAAATATAATAAATTGCTCTTGGTCGATTGGTCTAAGGTTGATTTAAATGTAGGTGGCTATAAAGAAAATCCATCTGTTGAACCAGCTTGTGCTGGTGGTGTCTGTCTTATTTAATACTCCACGAGTCTTTCCAATCCTTCAAATCATCTTCATCCATATCTGCATCCTTCCATTGATGAATTTTCATATCTTGATCTCTATAAGATTGATACTCAACGGCTTTCTTTTGATCGCTTGGAAATAGTGAAGTTTGATCAGGTGGTGCTTGAGTCTTTGGCGGTGCTGACTGTTGAACTTGTACTGGTTGCACTGGTTGAACTTGCACAGGTTGCACTTGCAAAGGCTTTGCTTTTGTATCAGCTCCAGCCTTGACGCCTTGCTTTGCTCTTGCCACAGGTTGTCTCTCAGCATAGATTGGAGTGTCAAGCTCTTGACTCAAGATTTCTAGTCTTTCATCTTCGGGCATATCCATGCTATCAGCCATTTCAATTGCATCATAGCCGCTGATCACATCGCCAAACACATCTCTGACTGCCATGCTCTTGCATCTTGCCATAAGCATTTGCTTTGGCATGTTTTGCCATTGACGATTACTTGTTAAGCCTTGTCTTTGTGCCATTGCGATCGTAAAGGTGACTACATACTTTTGATTGTTATCGCCTCTTGTAAATTCAATTGAGCATTCATCATCAGTATTTGAGAGAACTTTCCATGACTTGCACTTGGGAGAAGCAATCACAATGCCAAACATAGCAGAAGCTTGATAGGTGATCTTGCCTTTAATGACATTCATCTTTTCCATAGTTTGGGCGATATTCCAACCATGCATCATACCATAAGATAGGTAGGCTGTGACAAGTTGCTGTGCATTCCAATTGGTGCCAGCAGTGAGAAAGCCAGCGAGCTTTACGATTGATTCCATGCTATCAGCGATTGCATTTAAATCAGAGAGAGATTCTGTAAGTCTTTGATTTGCCATTTAGTTTTTCCTTAATTGTTTTTCAAAATTGCTACAAATCGATCATAGATAGCAGCAAAGATTTCTGATGGTGTTGAGTCGGTTGAGAGTTTGAGAGTTGCAATTGGGATGATCACCTTGAGACTATCAGCGATGATCTCCACATCATCACAGTCAATCGTCCAATCTGTTGTAAGATCGTTGAGTCTGTGCATGAGTGGACCAACTGCATCAAGTTGAATGATGTTTAGTTGTCTGAGCTTGTCCATTTTAGTTACTTCCGAAGAGTATGAGATAAGCTAATGAAGCTTGAAAGGTTGCGATGAGTAGCAAGACGCCAATGTCATTGAGCAAGTTGCGAGTGCTTTCTGCTTTGAGTTCTGCTTGATATTCTTGGCTGATGCCTTCTTGAAGGTGTCTTTTATCAACTGTTGGGAATGATCCACATTTAGGTGATTGGTGCATTTTATACTCCTTTGTAAGTAGTAAGATGATTGACTTGCTTGTCTTGATATGCTTAGTTTATAATAAAATTATAATCAAGTCAAATAAAATTATAAAATAAATAATAAAATTTTAAACAATACTTAAAAACTTTGTCTATCTGCAATTCTTTGGCATGATCCTAAAAATTCAACATGTGCCGTCTTACATTCTCCATGTCGGTTTTTTGTGACGATGATTTCCATATCTGTTTCTGATGCTAGATCATCATAGGCATGCTCACGATATAGCATCATCACAACATCAGCGTCTTGCTCGATTGCTCCTGATTCTCTAAGGTCGCTCAATAGTGGTCGCTTATTTGCTCTTTGCTCAACTCCTCGATTGATCTGAGCAAGTGCAATAACTGGACATCCTATTTCTTTAGCTAAAGCTTTTAAGCCTCGACTGATCTGAGATATCTCTTGCTCTCTGATCATAGCTGGAGCTGTCATCAGTTGAAGATAATCAACTATGATCAAGCCTATATCTTCACTTCTCTTTTTTACATCACATATTGATCGCATCTCTTCAATGGATAATGCTGCTCTATCTATGATCTCAAGAGGCATCCCATTTATCTGAGAGAAAGACTCTGCCATCCTGGTTTTAAATCCATCGCTAAGAGTATCATAAGGCTGATCAAAAATAGAATGAGCGATGCCACTCCAATTGCTGGCTAGACGCTTGAGAAGTTGAGTGCTTGGCATCTCCAAAGAGAAAAACATAACTTTCTTTGATTGAACTCGCATCGCATTTAAAGCAAAAGTCAAAGACACAGCCGTCTTTCCCATAGCAGGACGACCAGCGACCACATATAAACAGCCGTCTTTCCATCCTTTAGTGATCTGATCTAAATTATCAAGACCACTTGTCAAACCTTGCTTGAAGTTGACCATTGAATCCCATAACTCATTTAATTGTTGAGACAACCCAACATTTGGCTTTGGTTTCATATCCTTGATTTTGTTTTCAGACTCAAGGAAAAGATCATCAATCTCTTTAAGAGAATATCCATGAGCGAGTGCGATTTCTTTGTATCTATAGATTTGAGATAGTCTTAAGCTGGTGAAGTCATCATATATGCGATTGATATGATCTTCAACTACATGGATCATCGCAGGTCCTCCATAATAGACATGACAAGGATCAAGATTTTCCATGATCCATGACATGATGTGATAAGCTGGCATCATCTTTTTTAATGCCTTCTTTTTATCTTCGGCTGTTCTATGATAGAGATCAGCGACATTTTCAAAATTGATTGGCTTTTGCTCTTGTCTGAGCTCAACGCAAATTTCAAAAAGCCTGATGCATGTATCATCAATAAAAACACGAGGATCAGGGATCATCTTGAAGATCATGATTTTAACGGCCTCGCTTCTCTGTTCAAGAGATACAGCTGTTGATCCATCTTTGTATGTGTATGTGATAGATGAAGGCCAAAGAAGCTGAGTTAAAACAAATCTGATTCTGCTCATCAAAAGGATTTGGCGATCATCATTCATGCTTTCCCATGATTGAGACATGATATATTCAAAGGTTACTTCTTTGTAACCGTCTTCGGGATTTTGAAAGTATGTCATAGAAGATCACCTACGAATTGATAGCAAGTTGGTGCTGAGTACAAGAAGAATTGATGAGAGATTTTTGTTGTTGCCTCAAGTTTTAAAGCAAGTTTGAGAGGTGCACTAGCATCATCTTTCATGATTTGATAGAGACGGCCAACGGTGATATCAGACTCTTTTGCGATTTCAGCAACGGTCTTATTTGACTTTAAAAGCAACACTGACAATTTTTTAGTCATGATGAATCCTTTTTTATTTGAAATTTTTTTATAATCTTTATAATATAATTATCGTATAGTCAAATAAAATTTCAATCTAGGAGAGAGTATGAAACTAAAAAATTCAAAATTTGACAATTTCCAATTCATTATTGGCAATCTTCTGAGATGTCCAGATCTTCAAAAGGTTACTCATGGCTTTGCTTTGATGTATCGATTGATTGAGTTTTACGAGTTTGAAACTTCCAATCAAGATATGACAATTGAATGCACCTACTCAGATCTATCATCACAGATGGGAGTAACTGATCGAATGATAACAAAATCTATTGATCAGCTTTGCGAGCTCGGCTTGATCCAAAAGAAAAAGAAGATCAGCAAAACACAATTCACAATCATGCCTAAAGTGGTGAATAGATACTGGATGAAGACATCAGAATTCAAAATGATGATTGCAAGCTCGGTAAATGTGGATTATACCAAAAACACTACAATCGAAACTACTGAAAACAGTATAATCGAAACTACCAAAAACACTACAATCGAAACTACTGAAAACACTACAATCGAAACTACTGAAAACACTACAATCGACATACCAAAAACACTACAATCATATATATATGAAACTAATGAAACTAATTATGAAATAAAAGAAAACTACGTAAAAGAAAAGACGAGCTCAAAAAGAGAAGCGTGGTCGCTGATTGAAAATAAAATGAAATTCAAGGACGGCCGTCTTGTGGCTGATTTTCAAGATGCACCTGTTGAATGGTCAAATCGCAATGATGGTACATGCTACTCATTGCTAGATGTAAATCAGCACGACAAAGAACGATCAAAGATCAATGCCATATCCAGGCAATTGGCAAGCTGCTATTTTACAGAACAGCATAAAGCCATGTATCGAGAAAACTTTAAAGGCAATATGCTATCACAAGATCAAAAAGATGCTCTTGGATCAATGGCTAAAGATCAAGATAAAAAGATATTTATCACTGGATCAGCAGGTAGTGGAAAAACTCATCTCATGGTTGGCTTGCTAAAGCATATCATCGCAAATCGACATTTTGCCAATCGTCTTCATGGTGTCGGTCGGTTTTTCTATGGAACACTAGATCAGCTCGATCGATGGAGAAAATCAGAATATGATAAGGCCAAAGCTGAGAATAAGCCAATCCCATCTGTGTCTGATCTTTTGTCAAAGATGGATGTCATCTGCATCGATGATTTTAGTGCATCAAGAATGAATTCTGTATTTGAGCTCACAATCGATCAATTTATTGACCTGACAAACTCTTTCAATGGATGCATGATTTTAGCATCTAGGAATGATTTAAATGGCTTGCCTATACCATCACAGCCAAAGAGCGATTTAAATAGATTTAAAGCATGTTTTTCTAACACAACAATCTCACTCTCTCAAAAGGGAAGAATATGAAACTTAATCCAACTTACTCATCAGGTGATATCAATTTCATCCATGATGAAGCACAAATCTTTGTTGAAAGCATTATCAATAACATTGATGAGAACATCACTCCAACTAAGGGACATGATGGAGATTATCATTGGATTTATTTGACTGTGAATAAGAGCAATGGTTTTTTCTATATCGGTAAAAAAACAGCTCGTCATGGTAGTGCAACAACACCTCTAAAAAACTATTATGGATCAGGTGTTAAAATCCTTGATGCCATAAAAAAAGAAGGCAAGGATAATTTTTTGAGATACATTTTAAAGTTTTATCCAACACAATGGGAAGCATGGAATGCAGAAGCTAGCATTTTAACAGATCAAGTCTTGTCTCGGTTTTCAGAAGATTTAGAATGCATGTATAATTTGCAAACTGGAGGATTGAGAGGAGTTAAAAAGAATGCTTTCATTTACTCTAAACGATCAGCTGAAATGAAAATAAAAAAACAAAAAAGAGATGAAGAAGCTAAAGAAAGCTTAGAAAGATTTTTAAAATTAAATCCTATATTGCAGAAAGTAAAATTGCTTGATTGAAATAAATTTATCTCCATCTGTGTTCAAGGTTATCCGCTCCACCTCTTTGAAGTGAATTTGTTGATGCGAAGCACCTTGAGCGGAACTAATCTCAGCCTCTTTTTTTCAGTGAAGAAACTTGTAAAATACTAAACTCAAATCGAGGCTGATCTATCTGAAATAAAAAATCTCAGCCTCTCTCTTAGAAGATTCACTACTTAGACTAAGATTGAGGCTGATATATCTGAAATAATTTTTGCTTGTTGTGTGTTTAATCGTTACCTCATACAAGGAGATAACGATGAGCGTAGATTTTGATTATAAAAAAGCTGAGATTTTTTTTGCAGTAGCAGAAAATCGAGGAAGTAAAGAAGCTAGAAATTTTCTTTGTGAAGTATTGAATTTTGTTAAAAACAATATTCCTGAAGATAAATGGAGATGGCATTCATTATTTCAAAAGCAACCAGGTGCAACAATTCATACAGAGGATTGGTTTGATAGCGAGTCAGAAATTTTATTCTATAATGAAGCTGATGAGTTAATTGCAAGTTTTACAGTGCCAAATCCCAATCACTCTAAAATCATGGAAGATGGCAGGTCTAGATTTAATTTTAAATTATATGCTAAAAATTGTGATAATCGTTTATTATGGGATAAATCAAACGCCAATAATGCTTATTTTATTGATCGTTTAGGTTACTATAAGCCAACTGAATGGGATAGAAACAATAATCATTTCATCTCTTTGGATAAAATTAATGCAATGAATCATTCTGAAGTGCATGAAGTAGGAAAAGTTTTTGGAGAGAATGTGCATTCATATCCTGATAATTTGCCTTATGTAGAATGTGATTATTACTTAAACTTAGATGAAATTAAGCAATTGATTAATCAAATTTGTACGGAAACTTTTAAAAGGCCTTCAAATTTTTTGATTGAAATCTGGCCTTCGTTTCTGATTAAGAGAATTGTAGATCAACTTGAATCAAGTCTTGATAACCTTTATATGGATGATCAAGTCTATTCTTTAATGGCTAAATTTTTATTTTATTCAGCTATTATTAATGCTCGTGGATATTCAGATACCGTTATTGATTGTTGGCAAGACTACCCTTATGAAATAGATTCAAGTGCACCTATCTTTAAAGCAAAATTCAATGATCCATTTCCTAATTTTTATAAAAATAAAGAATATGAAGTTTCTAGATTTTGGCAGTTACAAACATTGATCATGAAAAAAGATGCTTTGAAAAAACTATTATTCAAAGACATTAAAGAATTTTGCCTATTTCAGGCAGAGCTTTATAAGCAAGATGAAGATTCGGTCAAAGAATTATTTTCTAAAAAATTCTTATCCGATTTTCTTCGTATGAAGTTTTACAGTGATTTCCCAATCGGCTAAATTTTAAGAATATCAATACCATTGGCTGATAAATACTCTTCACCTGTGGAGATCCACCTATTATCTCGATCTTCATAAATAACTGATTTGATACCAGCATGATGAATAAGCTTTGCACACATTAAACAAGGTGGAGCAGTCACATAAATCGAGCATCCATCTGTTGCAATTCCATTTCTAGCAGCATTCGCAATCGCATTAAATTCAGCATGGTGGCAACCTATTTGGCTTTCTGATCCACTAGCTATTTGACATCTATCTCTTAGACAGTCAGCACCTCCACAAAGTCCGCTTTGCTTGCGAGCAATTCCATTGAATGAAGAGATGATAGGAACATCACCTTTGACTATCACCGCTCCAACCTTTGCTCGACTACATGGTGAAAGACCAGCCATGATTTCAGCCATGCTCAAAAATGCTTTATCTTTAGCATTCATAGCAATCATCATCCTTTGATGCAAGACAAGCGATTTCTGAAGCGAGCTTGATGATCGCTTTAGATCTCTTTCCACATTTGCCTTTATTGCCTACTGTATAGCGACCGAGAGCAAGACAGACATCACCTTGACTTGCGATAAGCCATGTTTGATATGCCTTGATACCATACTCAATCTCACTACATCCCGGGCAATGAAAGAACTCTTTTTTTACTTGCATGATACCTTCAGCACCTGCAGACGATACTAAGCCACCTTGAAAGCGACTCTCATGAAAAGCAAGAGCAATCATCAGATAAGGATCAACGCCCATCTTTTCAGCACTAGATGCAACTTGCTGACAAGCTCGCATTCTTGAAGGGATTGACTTAGAAATCATCTTCTCCCAACTTAAATCTTGCTTGACTTGATTGGGATTAAAGATCATTCCCATCACAAGCCAGCATACATCAAAAAAACTATTCATCTTCGTCCTCGTCTTTGGTGATATCATCCCAACTTTCATCATAAGAAATATCATCGTATGCGATGATGATTGCATTCTGATCAAGTATTGCTCTACAACTCTTGCAATAGTGGTATTCCATACTTGAGCCAGCTAAGGTTGATTTGATTTCATTGTGGCATCTTAGGCATTGCATCGATAAGCTCCATCGTTTTTGGGAAGATACTAGACGCAATAGTATATACAGCTTTTGCAAATTCTTGCATTTCAAATTGAGAATGATGGTCAAGACGAAGCTTTAAAAAGTGCATGATTGCCTGAGTACTAGCAGACCAGATGCATTCACTATAAATCCCAACGGGCAAAATCATTCTCGCTTGCTCTCTACATACTCCCAAATCAAGCAATCTTAGATAATTGTAGTAGGCTACTTGATAGCCTTGAGCAAGCAAAGTCAAAGCCTCGTCCTCTCTATTATCATCAAGGTAGCCACCTGATCCTTGCTTGTTTTTACTGTCTTGCAATCTGAAATGATCTGGATAAAAAAAGCTCTCTTCAATCTTGGTGTATCGTGCTGATTGCTCATTCCATGCACAACCAACTTGATGTTTCATCCATTGTCTTAAAATGAATATTGGTGCTTTAATCCTAAACTTGATGTTGCCATGTCTAAAGGGACTTGAATGATTGTGATCCCAAAGATATCGCAAAAGCTTTTCATCTCGATCAGTCCATTCATCACTTGCTCCAGCATAAGAGACGCGAGCGGCGTTCACTATTGCCAAATCGTCTCCCATGTGGTCAACCAATTCAACAAAGCCATCTGATACATTTATCTTCATCTTTTCTCCTAGAAAATTATTATATAAAATTATATAATTTTATACTTCAATGTGTTTATATAACACAAAACAAAGGACAAAATTTATGTTAAATATCAAACTCATCAATCGCTTGATTTGCCTTGAGCAAGTTGTTGACTCGATGTTCAAAGACGATGCACCTGATATCGCCGAAGCTTTAAAGGTATGCATCAATATCATATTTGGTGACATGATCAGCGATCATGCCAATGCAATCGAGCAACAGTATTTCTCAGATAAAGAAGTTGAGAATAAGATCAGCGAGCTTGAGAAAAGTATTAAAAGGAAAATTCAATCAGAAATTGAAAAAGATGTTGAATGTGAACTCTGTGAAGATGATGTCAAATATGTAAATCTTGGTCAACAACTCGACCATATCAAGCAAATTCAAGATTTGTACAAACAACTAAAGGATAAGAAATGATAAGAATACATACATCTATGGATGCTTTTAAAGATGATTCCGTCTGCTTATTCAACTTTTTCAATACCATTTGCTTACTAAAGCCTAAGGGTGAATGCTATACTTATCAAAACTCTGGCAATAATTTTATCATCAGCCATGCATCTTCAAACATCATTCTTGATATGTGCATCAATGACTATGATTACATAAATGAAAACTTTGATTTGCTCGTGGATAAGCAAAGCATTTCAATGACATACCTTGTTGAAAAAATGATCTTTCTTTCTTTTAAAATCGTTGGCAATCAAACATATTGCGAGCAAGTTTTGACAGCCAAAGATACTGAAAAAGAGTTGATTAAAATAGCAAATGAACTTTACAAAAAATACTATATTTCAGCAGTGAAGCATATTCACTTAACAAAGAGAGTTTTAAAAAATGCTCAATAGATTTACACTTATTGGACGCCTTGGCAACGATCCACAACTCAAGACGGTTGGCGATAAAGAAGTTGTCAACTTTTCCGTTGCCTATAGTGAAAAGGTAAAGGGAGAAGAAAAGACGACTTGGTTTAGTTGTGAAATGTGGGGCAACTTTGCGAGGATCGTTCAGAGTCAAGCAAAGAAAGGCGACAAAATCACCGTTATTGGTCGCATTGTTATCAACGAACATGAAGGCAAGCAATACATCAAAGTGATTGCCTCTGAGGTTGTATTTCTATGATGAAACCTAAAGATCGTAAATCGATTTTAAGTCTATATGTATCAACTAAGCTGATCAGCCTACTAGACACGATCAGCGATAGACATGCTGTCAAGGTCTCTAAGCTGGCTGAAAAGATATTGCTTGACGGACTCCAGAGAGATCAGATTGATCTTGCTCTTGAAATCGATGATGATGATGCTATTGAGAAAATCACAACTAAGATCATCAGAAAGCTTGATCATGGCAAAGACTAAAACCACCGATAAGACCGTAAAAAATGATATGGTTGATTCTAAAGTTGGCAAAAGTAGCACAGCACTAACAAAAAAGCCACAAGAGGATAAATCTGAAATCGCAAGACAAAAGAGGCTGATCTCAATCGAGCAAGTGCTTGAGTTTATCTCTCAAGGCCTCTCTCAAGGTGATGCTCTTTCTCTTGTTGGCGTTGCATATAGTACTTGGAATGGCTGGATGAAGAATGACCCAGAATTGGTGGCTGATATCAAGCGAGCTGAAATCTCTCTAAAGATCAAGCACCTTCAAAACATTCAGAGGCATTCAGAGAACGATGTCAGAGCAAGTCAATGGCTACTCGCTCGCAAATTCCCTTTGGAGTTTGGAGAAAAGCAAACGATCGATATGAATACAAAGAGCGATGATAGCAAGGTGATCATCAATGTCATCCAGCAAGTGCAAAAAGAGAAGCATGGTCAAACGATAGAGATCAAGCATGAGCTCCCAAATGAGAACGACCATGGCACAGACGAAGAAGACTGACATTGAGCTCAAACTCAATCCCTTGCAAATCGATCTAGTTGATCGCTTGATTTACTCTGATGATGCCTTCATCGCCGTTAGAGCTGGTTGGGGAAGTGGCAAAACTTCAGCTTTAGTTTTTGCATTGTGGACATGGTCAAGCATTCATCCCAATAAGTCATCTTTGCTAGTCACTGATACCGCTCCACGATATAGGTCGGTGCTTGGTCCTGAGCTTGAGAAGTGGCTTGCTCCTTATGGTTGGGTCTATCATCAACAAGACGGCAAATGGATTGCTCCAAATGGGCATGTTGTTTGGTGTAGATCCTACTTTAGACCAGGCACAAGAGATGC